GCTTTTACTTTATCTAAACTACCACGAACTTTATTTAGTGCCTGTTGGGATTTATCCTTAGCAACTATGTCTATATTAACTCGTTTTGTAGCCATTATTTATTCATTCGTTGTTGTTGTTCAGCTTTTTCATGTTGTAACTGAAAATATGCTAACCACATATTAAACTCTTGAACAGGCATTTGCAATACATCTCTAACGGACATATGCAAGCGTTCTCCTAATGCTAATACGTTAAATAGTTCTGGGTCTGAATTTACTTTTTTTTAAGGTCTTGAATACTATCTTGTGCGAGTATCTCTGAAGCAACTCTAGAAATAACATCAGTATCTGCTTTAATTTTAAACTTTGGCTTGTGAGAGAGATCAAACATTTTCTCACCGCTTTTTGTTTCTGACTTTTGGATTATAACATCTACTAATATGTTTAAATCTGAATCGTTAGCACCCTTAAATATTCGTGCTTTCTCGTTCATTGTAAAAGGGCGAACATAGATTGCTCTGTCGCCCTCTAAACCCCATTCTGGAACTTCTATTATTTTAACTTCTAAACTTTCAAAGTGACTTGCGACACCTTGAAAAAAATCAATTTTTTCTGGCATTTAATCCTTATACTGTGCTGTGAGTTACTCCACCACTAAATTGAATATTAAGTGTTCTTGAAATTATTCCGTCCATTGTAACTGCTACGTCAGCACCTGTTACAATTCCAGTTCCAGTATAATATGCATCGCCACTATCTGCACCTTCTGGATATAATTCAATAGTTGCACTTGTTCCCACATCTAATGCTTCTTGACCATTGGTATCAGTTTCGTCCCAATGACATTCAATAGTTGCAGTAGCATCGCCTCTTAATGCTAAATAAGATTTTTTTGAATCAGTTAAGCTAGTATCTTCCACGGTATCATTGGTCTCGTTCAACGTGAAGCCAGTTATCTCCGCAACGGAATTAGCTCCAACCTTAACAACACCGTTTACGCCTGTATGAGTTGCCATAATTTACTCCTCGTTGTTTTCTTCTGGTTTAATCTCAACCTCAACTTTTTTTGAAGTTGATCTAGAAACTTTTTTATCTTTTTTAAAACCATTTGCAAGATATTTTTCTAATTGGTCATCATAGATTTCAATTTGATCTTTGCCATTTGGAAAATAAATTTTAATTCTTTTAGCCATTATGCAGTACCTCTAACAAATTCATAAAAAACTCTTACCACAATTCTAACACCACCGTAAGGAAAAAGTACACCCTCATCTGTATTGGCTTCAATTATCTGGGTATTTAAAGCATTTCCGTTTCTTGTAATGTCATTATCCAATGTTTCTTCCACTACTTCTATGAGTTGATTGCGTAGCGTATCTATATTGGTATCTGTACCTTTAACAAAACCTACAATTAAAAAATCTATTGTGCCAGATCGTTTACCTGTTCCTACTTCGCCTAGAGATAACATTTCCCTAGTTTCATCACCTGTTTGTATATAACAGCTTGGGAACTGTGGATCTGCTAATTCTTCTGGTTCAAATGGCTCTCTAGTGATCTTTTTAAACGTGATAGGCGAACTAACAGCAGTTAGCTTAGTAATTATATCTCCAGCAATATCTTCTCGTTTACTCATAGTTTTATAGCCCTAAAGAATATCTTTCTTATCTTATCTTCGTCTCTACGTCCAATAGCAAAGAAAGGTCTTTGTGGCATTTTACCATGTCCTGTATCATGGAAGAAAGCCTTTTTATTTTCTTCTTGTCTACGAAAGAATAAACTAGCTTTATTTCTTGTTACTTTATTTGTTAATGATCTAAACATTCTGCCTGTATCTGTTAAATCTACAAATGATATTTGACGCCCTCTTTTAGCTCTATCTTTCTTAGTTCTTTTTGAATAAGGTCTAAATCTTCCACCATCTGGCATTTGACCTTTTTGTGTCTTTTCTGTGATTTGTTGAATACCAAATAATGATGCCTGTGCTAATCCTTTTTGAATATCTCTAGGAATAGTTTTAGTAACTTTTTTTATATAGTTACTTACATCTATTGTGTTTGCTGTGATTTTAACGTCAGCGACCATTACCTAACAAGGCGTAATGTATGAATAGGTTCTTTTTCTGTGTCTTGAATAATACTGTCAGAATTTTCATCATAACTTATTCCATCACGAAGAACAGCTTGAAACTCCTCTGCATATTTTGATCTATAATAATCAATTTGCACTTGGAATGTATCTTTACCTTCTCCAGTATCTGGATCACGCCATTTTGTAAGTTGAGGAAATATATATTCTGCAAATGCTTTATAACATGTTGCTCTAATAAATTGTGCTGGCACTAACTTTGAACTGTCTAATTCTACAGAAGTTATCTTTGTTATATCTTTATATCTTACTGTGTGGCGATATCTTTCCCACCATTCTTCACGAACTTGTCTGATAACATCATCTTCAGCGTGTTGTAATTGTGTATCCCATGAAGCAATACCAAATCCAGCTATGTCTGGCTGGTATTCTTGCAAATTAGATAATGCTACACTAAAAACTGTCGTAGTCATTATTTACCGCAGATACAATTTCCGTTACATTCACACATCATCTTTTGCCTTTTTCTTTTTTTTAGGTTTACTCTCTTTTTCTTCACTATACAATTTAAAACCTCTTAATTCCCAATTCTTTTTATTTCTTTTCCAATTATCATCAGATCGTTGAATTATTTTTGAACCTCTAATTAATTTAATCATCATAAACTCCTAGAATAAGGGGGCATAAAGCCCCCATTATAATTATTGGATTGAAGAGTCAAAGTGCATTTCTACACCATAACTATCATGTAATTCGCCTACGCCATATACAGCAGTAGCAACGATTTCATCCGCTCTAAGACTTGCGTCTCTTTGCGTTTCAATCTTAATACCTTGCATAGTTGCTAAAGCTAAAGCATCTTTATGCATAACAGCACCTTTGTAATCACCAGCTGTACCAGTATTAGCCATATTTGAAGTTTCAAATATTTTAATACCAGCAAGTGTTCCTACGAAACCATTTCTCATAGCTTCATTTTGTAAGTCACCAGCATTTGGATTTGCAAAAGTATTTGTTAAGTTAGCTTTTAAATCATAAGCAATTTTTGGGTGCAATACTGCTACACATTCGTCAATCGGTAATCCAGCAGATCTTAAAGTAGATGCCGCATTAAAGATTGAAGATGCCGCTATTGCAGTTGTTCCATCACCTAGAGTAGTTGAAAAGCCATCAAATAGAGCAATTAAGTCTTGATCCATTTTTTTAGCAATACCTTCACCGAATAATCTTCCGATGTCAGCTACAACATTTCTTGGTGCAGAGTTTCTCGCTAGGTCAGTTAAAGTCGTCATTACCCCAACTTCACTTGCTGTGATCGTTACTGAACTTGGATCTACAGCACTATTGCTCAAATCTGTCGCTTCAGCAACAGCCGCCGCCGCAATAGCAGAATAAATCGGTACTTCTACAGATTTTCCGCCACCAGCAATAGTGTAATTTTTTACTAAGTTCATCATTAAAGATTTCTCTTGTATTACGAACTCAGCTTCAGCAACAATTTCCGTATATAGTTCCGATAATGTGGAACTGGTACTTTCATTAGCCATTTTAGACTCCTATTTGGTTATTGGTTAATTATAGCTGGTTTAGAATCACGTTGTTTGCGATAATCCGCATACGCTTTTCTATCCTCAGCCTTACTCATATCTAAATCTGCAATATTAAACGGTCTTGCGTCAACCTTACCAACATTCGCCTTACTTCCACTCCCAGAAGGAGTTGCCGCTTGAAAGTGAGGGTTCTGTGTTATGAACTCTTGAACATAATCATCTACACTCAATAATTCGCCTTTAGAATTATAACGTGGTTGATTATTTTCTGCAAGAACTTCTACTCTTCCATCATCATTTAGTTTAACTTTTCCTTTGAGAAGGTTTGTTACTTGCTCTGGATTGATTGCTTTATTCTTAACTGCGGAGTTTACTAGAGCATCGTTTATTTTTATTTGCTCTAATTGTTTTTGCATTTGAGATTTTTCTTGGTTAAACTTATCTGCTTGTTGTTTTAATAAATCTTCAAATTCTCCACGTTGTTTTTTACGTTCAACTTCTTGTTCTTCTTTTTCTTGTTTTAATTTCCTAGCTTCTTCTGGATCAATACCAGAATACTTTTTTTCTAGTGCTGATCTTTCTTGAGCTATTCTTTTTTGAATTATTCTCTCCAAATCATTTTGTTTTAAATTAAATGTTTTTTCTTCTTCTTTTTGTTCAGTAGCTTGTTCTACTGTTGTTGTTTCTTCAACAATTTCAGTTTTTTGCTCTTCAGCCATAATTAACTCCTTATTTAGATATTATTTAAGTATAAACTAGATTTCTACAACTGGCAACCAAGTGTGTCGGCATCTATAACCACCTCTAACTATAAACGGATCGCCTTCAGCTTTACCAGCCCAAGATCCTTGCCATATTCTTCTTATTTCTTCTTCGGTATAAGGTTTGCCAACGTGTTTTCTACAATGATCTCGGCTATCTCTTACTAATGTTCCAGTATATTTATATTTATTTAAACCAGCCTCTTTTGCTTTATAAACTGTGAACTGACCATCAAATTGCATAACGCTATCATGGGCTATTTGTGAAGCGTAACCACTCATAGTTCTTCCACGCCTATCTACATCTCCAGTAATTAAGCCTTTAATATCTTTAACCATTTCCTCAAAAGGTTTTCCAGCAATAGCATTTTGATAAACATTATTACTTATTTCAGTAAGGTATCTATTAGCTATATCTTGATAACCACTAAAACTTTGAAACTTTAATTCTGTTATCGTATCTAAATCAACTTGGGTTAGTGTTTTAAAATTATCTGGAATATTTAATTCTCCGAACTCGTCCATGAATGAGGTCACAATTCTATCATAATCCCTAACATTACTATCAGCAACTGTGGAATAGGTTTCTTCTATAAATCGTCTTAGGTTTGGTCGTAACTGAATTGCTATTTGCGTTGTAATTATATCCTGTTCATTTACTGCTTTGGAGATATCTGCTATTATTCTTGCTTCTAAATCTTCTAATGTTTTTTTAATTTGTGCTTCGTGTTGATCTGCTAATCTTTCTATAAATGGATTTCTTGACATTATACATTAAAACCTTTTCTCCATGATTTAATAGCCCAATAGACAGGGGCTAAGGTTTTTTGTCCTCTAACTTTTTTGAGGATAGCCCCATGTCTTGCTAGGAAACTTCTTTGCCTAGCTGGGTTGTTCTTTTTAATAGACATTTTAGGATCGCCAAATCTAATCTTCTTTACATTACCTGTAGATCTATCTTTAACATAGACAGCAAACTTTTTTCTTTCCCCAGAAGTCCTAAAAGGTTTGTTTAGTTTAACTGCTCTGCCTTGATACTTAGGCACTAAGATTGATCTATTTTTTCTAGTATTAATTCAAAGCCAGAACTAACAGATGAGGTTGCACTTGATTTAGCTCTCATTTCAATATCAGTTTTTGGCCCTATAATTTCTGGAACAGCAAAATTCTTTTCTACAAAGCCACCTCTAGTTGTTATGAATGATCTAGTATTCCATGAATTACCATTATCTATTCCTTTTATTCGTAATATAATTTCATTTTCTAAATCTTTAGAACTCCCAATATCCATTTGTAATAAATACGCTTGGTACTTTCTAGGAATTGTATAAACAGACATTAAAGTTTGACCATAGGTTGGTTGTATTTGTGCAACTGTTGTTGATGAAACTGTTATAGTAATTGTTCCAACATTCGCATCGCCTGTATTAGCATTTACCATCTTTGCTCTAAATACTCTGATAAAACTTGTTGAACTTGCAGAGCCACCAATAGTTAATGTTTCTGTAGCAAGATCATAATTAGAATCTAGTCCTTGTATCTCAACTGTGCCTGTATTATCTGCCCCTGTATTTGAACTTGTTGCTGTTGCCGTTCCAGCAGAACTTATAAAAGTATAATCTCCGCCACCGTCCCAGATAGTTTCAAAAGATGTTCCTACAGAACCATTATATCCAAACTTTTGAATACCAGTAAAATTATTTATATTTCCTCGTTGGATAGATACACCAAACAACATTTGATTTACATTTGCAAAACTCATTTTCGTTTCCTTTTCTTTAAGTCTAAATCATGTTTTTTTGAATTACGCAAGAAAGAATTTACTCTAGCCATTGCCCATGCCGCCATTGGTATTCTTGGACGTGAACCACTAGATAAAAAAGCACCTTGTCCTCTACGATAAACTTTAGCTAATGTGCCATAAGTATATCTTTTACTAGCTTTAGCTTTGCTTCTTAGAGTTGCTTGCGTAGTTGCCGATAATGCTTTTCTTCTTACAGCCATTATATTTTACTTCTTTGTTTTAACAATGAAAGCGGTATTCTTTTACCAGCTTTATATAAAGCACTCATTCTTTTTAAAAGACTTGCTCTTTTTGATCTTTTAGCACCCTTTAAACCGCTTAAATACTTTTTAGGTATTTTAGTTTTTTTATCTTTGGAAACTTTACGCTTCTTCGCCATTGTCGTTAGTAGGTAATGTTGTTGAGAATTGACCAATAGCACTTGAACTAACGTCTATTTCACTATTTATTGAATTAATTGCTTCATCATCATCTACGACAGCTTTTGCGATTTGTTTATCTATTTCTTTAATAAATGTTTCTGATTTAACACCACTGGCTTTTGCAGTTTGTAAGAATTGTAAATCACTTGCATAATCTCTTAAATCAAAAGTATCTGGATAATCTATCATCCCATCAAATACTTTGTTTTGCCATTTAGCAAAAAATGACCATATTTGTTCTTCAGCATTTTCTAATAGATCAGCTTTTTCAGATAGTCTTGCATTAAGTAATTGGAACTCTGTCTGTAAAGCAATACCA